CCAAGTTGTTTGGCATATCGAGGAGTATTACAAGCCCAGTAAGCTGCTTTTGTTCTATCTTTTTGTTTTGAACACTGATGTCTTGCAGCAAATGATTTCCGTGCTTCTGGATTGTTTAATCTTACTTTTAATCCAGTTGTATCACCCCAGGTGACTTTCTTTACACCACCATCTGGTGTTCTTACATAAACATAAAATTTCTTTGGTCCACCCTTCATTGGTTTACCAATTGGTGGGTCTTTCTTTTCTTCTTCTATTTCATCATCATCTTCAATCATAGGACAATCAAGAGGAACAATTTGACCTTCATATTCAGCAAACTCACCAATATCTGTTTCTTCAATAAGATATTTGTCTGTTCCTTCTAGGTCAATCAAACCTTCATAGTATAGGTTTCTTGCTTCACGAAATAATTCGTAGTACTTTTCAGAACCAACACGAAATAGATTTTCGTGTAATGGAATTTCATTTTCTAAATGATGAAAAAGTTCTTCTGTTATATTAAATGCTGCTGCTTTTTCTAGATAACTCATTTTGATAATCCTAATGTTTTTTGTTTTGCTTGGGTTTTTGGATTTTCTATTATAGATAGTGCTTTTTCAGCAGCTTTTACATGTTTTACATAGCTTTTAAGTAACTCATGACCTTCTAAAGCAGAAGTTATAGCAGAATGAACAACGGCAGGACCACCAACATCTGGTGCCGCTCTATCAGCAGCGGCAGATCCAGTATATCCATCTATAATACCAGGACCATGTTCTTCCCACCAATGCTTAGCTGCTCTTTTATGAACTTTAACTCTATCAGAAAAATCTTTCAGTTTAGGATGTTCGATTATATGATTAATGATATGACCAGCAATATCAGGACTTTCATTTAACTGAGAATATTCTTTAAAAGAAAGCATTTAATACTCCATTGTTTTTAAGTATATTTATACTTTAACTCTTTTAAAGTTAAAAACTCTGGAGTCCAACCATCAAAACCACCACCATAATTTAGATGATTCATACTTTTTCTAGCACCATCTTGTTCCTCAAAACAACATATAATTTGATCTGTTTCTAGCTCTAGAATACAGTACTTACGATTTCTTCTTACAATTTTATACTTCACTGAATAATTCCTTCAAACGACTATTATCAAAGTTCTTTTGTGATAATGGACCATCAACAATATCTTCTTGTGCATTATCTTCTGCATTATAGAGACGCATTTTATCTCTATCAACACCAACAACAAATCTACGATTAGAACTTGGGTCGGAATATCTATTTTTAAGTTGTTTAACCATAATCTGATTAAGTGACTCTAACTCTTCTGTTGAGATAAGTGCAAACATAAAATCTGCAGTTGCTGGAAGTCCAAAACTTTCAGAAGTATCTTCTAATCCTAAATCAGAATTTGAATATCCACTTCTAGTTGTTTGAGTTGCAGATACAATAGGAACATTGTATTCCACTGCTAGACCTCGTAGTTCTTCAGCAATTGCTTTAATGAAAGTATAAGAATTTGCATTAGAGTTAGATTTCAACCTTGTGGATAAACAAATATTAAGATAATCAATATAGATAATATCTGGCACAAAACTTTTCTTAATTTTAAGTTCATTCAAAAGATGGCGGAAATTACCAGAACCTGCACAAGCAGTTGGATATTCTTTGATAATCAACTTACCCTTTGTTTTTTCCTTTAGTCGTTTCATCTTTTTATCATATGAATTTTTTGACAGTGATGATAAATCTTCAACAGAAATATCAAGTAAATTAGCATCTATTCTTTCAGCAATCTTTTCTTCTGCCATTTCCATAGTAATATAAAGTACATTTAATCCTGCAGTCAGATTAGCAGAAGCACAATGACACATAAATAAACTTTTCCCAACGCCAGTTCCTGCTAGAGCAATGTTCAAAGTTTTTCTTGGTAATCCACCACGAGTGATTTCATTAAAATAATCTAAATCAAATTCAACCCTAACTTCTTTACGATGATAGAAATCAAATCGTTCCTCGTAGTTTTCAATAAAGTCGTGACCAATATGTGAATCAAATGAAACAGCAAGTGCATTTGATAAAATATCTGGAATAGCACCTTTTGTTTTCTTACCTGTTTTATCATCCAAAATAGAAATACTCTCCATTATAGCATTATACACAGACTTCTCTTGACAAAACTTTTCTGTTTGGTTAAGTAACCAGTCCAAATCTGTATCGTATTGTTTATTGATATTATCAACTATTTCTTTACAAATTTGAAAGGAATCTTCATTGATTCCTTCCTTATTTGTAAGGTCAATATATAGTGCCTCTTTTGTTGGAAAAGAATTATAGTTTTTTACATAGTCATCAATTAGATTAAATACAATTTTTTCATTTTTATCAGAGAAATACTCTTCTTTGAGAAAAGGAATAACCTTTCTTCCATAAGTTTCATTAAAGATTAAGTTATCAAAAATAACTCTTTCTATGCTCATTTAGTATTACCTTTCTTAACTAATGTCAATATCGAACGCAATACTGATTCTTGTTTCATTTGACAGATTAGTTTGAACTTGATGGGCAATCCAACAAGGAAAAATGTATAAATGTTTCTCTTTCGGTTGAACCAAGATGTTAGAATTATTGAATTGGTTTGGAACATCAATGTATTCGCCTTTCATCACGAAATCAAAAGGTGCAATTGGTGTAATCATTTGAAGATTGCCTGAGTGCTCTGGAACCTTAACATAATAGATTCCTGTAAATACACCTCCACTATGAGTATGCATCGAATTGTGAGTTCCAGGAGGATTTATATTTACCCAACATTGGTCTACGGTTTTCTTGAGTGAAGTTTTAAATCCCATATAATCATGTAACCAATTTACCTGTTCTGTAATTTTTTTATGTAGTTCGAGTAAAGATTCGGTTGTTGACATATCAAAAATATTACTTTGATATCCGCCTTCATTTGAGACCTGTCTTCCAGAATCATTATTTGGCAATTTTTCACAAAAATCAAGTATATTAGTATTATCAACATTCAGTTCATCATGAGCCAAAATGTTCACGAAAATGTTATCAATATTCATTAATCATTCTACCTCATCATAATCCATCATACTACTTGTTGAACCTATTTGATATTTCTTTTGAATGAAATCACTGAAGTCAGTATTTTTGAAAATATCAATCCAAAATTCTTTATCATTGATAATTTGTTTTTCTCGATATGATTTTTCTTCTCCTGGTTTTGAATACCATCCTTGTTTTGGTTTAATAACTGCACCATGTTCCAATGCAAGTTCGAGGAGACCAGACCATCTATTGATACCACCATCCCATCTGATAGAGATTGGTACTTTAGATTTTTCTTTAACATATCTTGATTTTTCCACATTGATTACAAAATGATAACCTTTAATATCAGAACCATCTTTATCTTGTTGACGACCAAGAATCCAGATAGTATCTGCCGAGTAATATGCACCTGTTCCACCAGAAACAATATCCTTTGGAAAGAGACCAATTTCTTTATAGGTATGATTGATGACACACATTGGAATATCTTTAAGACTTAGATGTGGTGTAATCATTCTGAATAGAGATTTCAGTTGTTTTGCTCTAGACATATCAGCAACTGATTTTTCATTTAATGCATCATCAACTTCTTTTTTAGAAGCCAAATTACCAATTGAATCAATCACAATCATGATTTGGTCTTCACGTTGCAATTCATTTAATTGTTTCATAACATCAAATTTTAATTGCTCAACATCAGTAATTGGTGTATGAATAACAGAATCAGTATCGATTTCAAAAGAACCAAAATAATCTTGTGGTGAACCAAATTCAGAATCATAAAATAGAACCACACCTTCAGGATACTTATTCAAAAAAGATTTCACCATTAGTAGTGTAAAACCTGTTTTGAAATGTTTTGATGGACCAGAAATCATTGTTAATCCTGGAGTAAACCCGCCATCAATTGTTCCTGATAATGCAACATTAATCATTGGAACAGGTGTAGTAATCATATCCTTTTTACCAAATATTTTGGAATTTGATAATGTAGATGTTTCTTTAACTGTTGAATTTTTGATCAATCGTTCTTTTAGACTCATTTAGTTCTCCTAAGTAAAAAAATCATTAAGACTATTTGTTTTTTCAGTTTTCCATCCAATCTTATCAAGTATCGTTTTAATTGGATCAAGAAAAGATTTCTCAAATTGTAAA